CAGGACTATTGTATCAAGGACATGGAGGTGAGGATGCAATCAATATGTTTATGTTGGCCCTCGCTTTTGCGCCATTTCCCTGTGGGATGCATCAAGTCACTGTCTCCACACTCGACGAGAACGACTTGCACGCTGGCAATCAACAGTTCATCTCCCACGCCTCGCAGATACACATTCCAGGGCTGTCCACGATTAACATCGTCCTACCTGTGCGTACGTCTGCTGCTCCACCGGGCAATTTGGCCGCAGCTAACGACCAGGCTTTAACACGTCCCCAGTGTGGACCAACAGCATACGGAGCATTTGCAGCAGACGCGTTGCTGGATGTTAACTGGTCGACGGTTCCTGCTAACTACATCCAGTACAACTTGGCCGCGTACTTGGGCACCTGGATGGCGCAACCCAACAGCCCTCTGTCCACTACGATGATCACTGTGTTTCTAAAACAACTGGCCCAGCTGACTTGTCGCACCCAGGATCTACGCTATGTCTGGGAGCTGGCCTGCACTTTGACATGTCGTTACCCTACAATGCAGGTACAAGCAGAGGAAGATCTGTTCCGCCTGCCATCTCAGGCTGCACAGGATGTTTGGCATCATAACTATTTTTGTTTGAAGCCGCACCAGATGACGGCCGACTTTCCACAGTTCATGGAGCTATATGACACATACGTAGCCGACACCAACCTAATGTGGTACAACAAGATAGTGAGTGGGGCTTATATACCTGTTCCTGACAACGGGCCGCCGGTGGAGACAAATTACGATTTTGATGCTTCGCCTCGGCTGTGGCAGTACGCAATGCATCAGACTCGCTGTTACGCGATTACCGCCGAGCACATTTTTACCTACTTTGGACAGTGCGTCGAAGTTTGGAACGACGTCTTCACTAGACAGAATTACGTTGGACTGCTTGATGAATTGCGGGGGTTCTTTGCCGCATATCAGGGGCCGGGAGGGGGACCAAGTCAGGCGGCGATAGTCTCTGAACTCGGGACTGCTGCTGCGATCCTACACTGTAGAGTCAACGGTTCGAAGCCAGCCGAAGACATGTATGGCTACACCATTTGGCACTATATTAATGTGCCTTGCGAGGAATTCGACTCTGCTTACGATCAGAACATCAGCATCATGAGTCGTATAACTCCTTGTGTCCTGGCCGATATATGGGTTCAGCTTAATCTCGCTGCCCCATCGCGTGCGTTTTCGCCTATGCTTAGCTCAAACAAGCTGTTAACAGGTATATCACTTCCCGACGGTTGCATTCTTCCAATAGCGGGTAACGGTTGGACCACCGGCATACCAAACGATTGTGTCGGCCCTGCTGTATCTATCGACGCTATACCTCTGGTCAATGACGATCAGCTATTCAACCAGCGCTTAATTTGGCACACATTCAACGCTGGGCTGTATACATTACAGGGGAATGTTAACGTTGCGAATGTTCCGGGGAACACGAACATGGTTATGCAGAAAGGGACCATCACAGACTGGACCGTTCCAAACCTGATCACCGGATCCATCCTGCGCGCCAACACAAGGTGGATGCCCTACATGACCCCTGATGGGCTGAGACTGAATGTAGCTGTTACCGGGGCGAATGGAGCTAGTCTAATGACTCAAATCCTGTCGGCCAAGACTACAACTGGCGTACCTTGTTGGCTAGTTCGAAAAGCCAAAGCTATGCCCCAGGCGATTATAACAGGAACTGGCAACAAGCAGTCGCGCCTGAAACGTTACCCTCGGGTGACAAAAAACTCCTCCAGCAGCTCTGGGCCGGCATCAAAAGCTGCGGAGGAGGCAGCAACTGCGCCCGAGTCCTAGAGACTCGGCGCGGGATGGAGAACTGGTCCTTCTGGAGATACCTGGACCAGAAGTTCTCTCCCCTAGTTGCTACTAAGATATCAATTGCTGCGTGGGAAGTACAGTGGGAGGATGATGTATATCATGTCGCGGTCGACAGGGGTATGTTACCGGATCCCGCTCGGGTGAGTTCGCTTACTTGGAGTGAAGTCAAGGCTACCTGTCCTCCTATGGAATCTGAAAACGTGGTAAAGAAAATAGACCCGGATCGAGTACGGTCTATGCTGCAAAAAAGAAACAAAAAGGAATTCGAAGATGAGAGCGAAGAACTTTGGCCATACAGAACCAAGACTGACAAAGTTCTTAGACGTACAAGACTGTTGGACTACGTGCTGGCGTTCCGAACCGCAAAGCGCAGTAGCGAATTGGAGTCTGTGTTACTTGCATCGCGAGAAGGTTGGGACCTCATATTTGTCACGAACCTGTGTGCTGCTACATTTGTGTTTGGCTGGGACTGGTTTGCTCGTTGGCAGTGGCTAGGCGCGTTTGAGCAAGGGTTGGAGTTGTTTGTCTCTATAGCGAAACACGTCCACAACGTGGCCAAGGCTTCTGGATTGAGGGACAAGAACTGGATCCATTTCGTCGAGTGTGCTAATTTAGTAGGTTACAGGAACCCCCCGTTCCCAGGTTTCGACATGATGAAGGAGGCGAGAGCACTTGCAGACGGAGGGGAGGAGCATAATCTGTTCGGGCGACCTTGGAGTCTGCTTGTTCAGAAGTACCTACCAATGTCCTACCACCAGGTGGACTACCGATCTTTCGACGAGTTTGTCGAGTCCGGAGACTGGCTAACAACCGGCGCATCCAGCGTCGGTAAGCTAGAAGTTCTCCTGCCCGACGGCAAAGTCAAGAAAATCAAGGCTCGAAAAAACATGGTTGCCGACGTCGTTGATCTAAAGCAACTGGCGGCTGACGCACTCGCCGCTAACGAACAGAAAAACTCCACAATCGTGAAATCGGAGTTGGGCAAGTTACGGCTTGCTGTTGCCGGCGACATATATACATACCTCAAGATGACCTGGATCAATGAATTGTTGGGCGGTAGCTACTACGATTGGCCTGGAAACACGAGCGAGGAAAGTTTCCAACAGCAAACGGAGCGGTTGTACAAGATGTTGCAGTTATGTTCCACACACCTAGGACTGCCTTACGACTACGCGGGTTTCGACCATCAGCCAACGAGGACGGAGTTGGTTGGCATCATGAACCACCTCATCGAGCATGCCAGATTGAACGTACCAAGTGAAAACATGGTTGAATTCGATGCGATAGCAAAGAATGTGGTTGACGGTTTCTATAACGCCACTCTGTTTACGAAGGATGGTGACAAGGAGTTGACGTTGCCGGTCAATGGTGGTCTGATGAGTGGCCTAAGATGGACTAGTGTGCTAGGTAACGGATGGAACAGTGTGATGACGGGTTTGTGTCTTGAGTTGTTAACCAGCTGGGGTATGCCAATAAACGACATCGAGAGGTTTATTCGTGGCGATGACAGTGCTATCTATGTTAAGAACTGGGCCATCGGAGCTGGGATGAACGTGGCCTATGACGCTATAGGAGCCAAGGCAGGGGTAGGAAAATTTGCCTTACGACAGCAAGGAATGGAGTTCTTGCGAGTGTGGTTTGATCGACAGTGTAGAGGCTATCCTGCTAGGGCGGTGCCTGGACTAACCCAAAGAAAACCTTGGTCCTCTAACCCTTGGAGCGAAGACATGGTGATCAAGGCTGTTTTCGAGACCACGCGTATCCTAAGGCGTCGTTTG